GCAGAACCCATTGTGCTGAAGGTCATGTAACCTTGGTAGTTCGATATATCAGAACTGCCAGTTACGAATTGAATTTGATTTAAATTGCGAAGAACAGCAGTGCTGTCATTTATGTAATGATTTAATTGTGGGTTAAGACCGGAGCCGGTTATAGCAACAGTTGGTGCATTGGACGTTTGAGTTTGAACCGCAAATTTTCCGTATGTGCTTGGCGAACTCGTTCCAATCCCCACGTTACCGGAGGAGTCGATGCGGAGGCGTTCTGAACCGGCAGTAGTAATCGCAGTAACATCAGCGGCAGGGAAGAAAATACCGTTGTTTGTATCGCCAGAAGTCGTAATAGCAGGTGCGGCTGCGCTTCCTGCGGAGAATGTTGCTACACCAGATGCACTCAGCGTCGTAAACGCACCAGTGGACGGTGTTGTTGCGCCTACCGTTCCATTGATGTTGATTGAGGCTGTACCCGTCAGGTTTGTAACAGTTCCACTTGATGGTGTTCCAAGAGCGCCACCGTTTACTACAAAAGCGCCAGACGATCCTGTATTTACTCCAAGAGCCGTAACTACTCCAGTTCCTGTTGTCGTTGAGCTTATACCTGCGCTGGAACCATTCCCGATAAGCAACGAGGAGTTTGTAAGAGTTCCAGACTGAGTAACTAAACCACTTGCGGTATTAACTGCATTACCAATTGCGGTAAGAACACCCGTTCCTGTAGTGGTTGTAGAAGGTGCCGCACCTGCTCCATTACCAATAACCAAACCATTAGCAGTCAAAACTCCAGATGATGCCCAAGTCGATGCGCTTGAAAAATACGGAATTCCACCAGAAGTTCCAGCAACTGTAAGTGCAAGAGTTCCGCTACTGGTAATCGGTGATCCAGATACCGAAATCAGGCCACCAGTAAAACTTTGTGCTACTGAAGTTACAGTTCCATTACCTTTATTATTAAAAGTACTCCAATCAGTAGATGATAAGTATCCACTAACTGATGAGGTTGCTTGCGGAATAGAAATTGCGGGTGTATTACCGCCACTAGAAACAATAGGCGATGTTCCAGTAACCGATGTTACGGTTCCCTGGTATTGATCGTTTGATGTAATCGTAAAGCTAGGGTAAGTTCCACTGATTGATGTGGTTCCAGCGCCAGTCAAACTTACTAATTGATCTGGAGAGCTATTTGTAATAACGCCAGTTGAAGTGCTGTAACTGATACCAGTACCGGCACTTAAAGATTGACGAGCGCGTGAGTCCAGATAATAAAGATTTGTACCTTCATTGATATTTGTCGTTGTTAGAGAAACGGCACCAGTCTGTCCGTTGACAGAGGTTACAAGATTTGACTGGTCGATCTTTTGCCAGACCGTTCCATTGAACATTAACCAATCACCAATCTGCCAATCTGTAATACCGTCCAGATTAGTAGACCCTGCTGTGGATACTACATAGTAATACCCATTTGTTCCTACACCAGAGGCTAATGTAGGCGTATTGGTGGTCGCGTTCCATGTGCCTTGATAACTAATCACACCAGTAACGGAAGCCCAAGAAAGCGTCGAGCCGTTAGTGGTAAGGAATTTTCCTGAATTTCCTGTTTGCGAAGGTATCAGAGCATCAATCTGCGCCTGTAGTAAGGCCAGTGTATCCAGAACAGTCTGCGAAGTACCGCCGCCATTGGTAATGACTTTAATCTTCTCAGCAAGGTCTTGGGCTACAACTTCTCCAACATTGATCTCTTTTCCAGAAGAAAGAGAGATAATTAAACTTCCATCAAAATCAATATGCGCGTTTACAACAGAAACGCCATCTTCTCCATTCTGACCGTCTAAGCCATTTTTACCGTCTTTTCCGTCACGACCTGGACGACCATCTTTTCCTTGCTTACCGTCTTTCCCATCTTTACCATCTTTACCATCAATACCATCACGACCGTCTTTAATGGAAGCTACTCGTTTCTCAATAGAGTTTCCAATATCGTCATAACGAGAGCGAATGTCGCTTTCAATCTTTTTTAACGCTTGAACTACTAAATCAACATTTTCACCAATCTTGCGTTTTTGAACTTCCTTTGCTTTTGCAACGGATTCTTTAACGGAATCCAGAACAGCCATCTGCTGCTCTGGAGTCATGTTTTTAAGGATTAGCTCTTTTGCGAGATTTTCTACGTCCATTATTTTGTTCCAGTAGAACTTAATTGTTGACTTAATTGAGCCAAGAAATCTTCTTCCATTCCAGATACTTTATTGCTTTTTTCAGCCATCTGTAACTCAACAATCTTGGACTTGTTCTTAATGTCTGCTTCTTTTAACATTAACTCAGCGATCTTGACTCGTTTATCGAATTCTTTAGAAGCTAGATCATCAGAGGTAGGAAGATTCTTGGTAACTGCGGCCATAGTCTTAGCTTCAATCTCTTTAGGCATGAGTTGAGCCTCAATAGCAAGTTTAGTAGCTTCCGCACGATTCTGTTCTGCTTGAGTAGTATCAACAGCAATTTGAGCTTGTGCAGCTTGAAGCGCCAGTTGCTCTTTCGCCATCTGAAGTTGCTGCATTTCAGGGTTGGGCTGAGACATCTGTTCAAGAGTAGCAATTAACTCATAGCGATTAGAGAGACTAGAATTAGCCAGTATGCCTTTGAGAACAATAGGCAGAACAGGCGTGTTGGGGCCAAGTGTTTGTAAAAGTCCAATGAGTTGTTGTTGTTCATATTCCCTAGCAATAATACCCAACGTAGCGGTCGGGATGAATTTAAAGTCTACAGAAGGATACCGTTCAGGATCAAACTGCATGTATCGATAAACGGCTTTTTTGATAAACGGGATTAAGAAATCCTCTTGGAAGTTTACCAAAGTCCGTTTGTATTTTTTAATAATAGTCGCAACAGCAAGAGACATTGACTGACCATCCCTTGCAACTTGAGACACCATACCTTGAGAGTCTAAAGTACCAGTTGCTTGTAAAAGCATCCTCTCAAAGTCTTTAGCGGTAGCGATATTATTACCGTCCGTGTTACCAAACTTGAACGGATATAAGATCTCACTAGGAGCGCCGTTAGTAAGGATTGCTTTACCAGGCTTGACTTCAAACTTCGCACCTCGCGGAAGACGAGTAGCGTCCATAGCAATCATTGGAGAAGTCGTTAAAGCCAGAGAATCCAAGTGACTGCGAATTTGCGCGTCAATAGCCTTCTGCATGTTGTAGGCTTTTTCAACAGTACCGCGACCTAAGAGCCTATTTGGTACTGTGTCATCCTGATAACAAAGGACAGGACGATCTTTCATCATGTACGGCGATTCTTCAGCTTTTAAAAGAATCCCGTCATTTGCGATAACAACAATCGCTTCTACTAAATTGTCGTATTCGTCTTGTACCGATTCTTCAGGGAATAACTCTACTACTTCTTCTTTTCCAGACAACAGTTCTTTAGGGACTAAACCGTAATAAGTTAAGAGTTTTACCTTATCATCACGATACTGTACGACTTCTTGAGTCGGCTCTAACCTATCGTCTTCAGGAGAGGTACCAATGTCTACTTTTTTATAAATACCGTCTTCCTGACCTTTGACGATTTTATGGATTGAGACATACTTTTCAATCGCAACACCTAAGCAGTCTTCAATAGACGTGCCATTAGGGTCAAAAAGGAAGTTTTTAGGATTTACAGGTACAATTCTTACGCCAATTCGGTCTTTTTCTACTACACCGATAGCCGCTTGTTGTTGGCCTGGGATCTGTTGTGTAGCAGGTTCAAAGGTTTTATCAGTGACTACGACAATCTCACCAATACCAGTACCATAGATTTCAGCCATTAACTCGATCTGGTCAATAGCTTTACGAATTTTGTCTAGTTTGAAGTCTTCATTGAGTTGATTTTTAATCATCTCAACGTCTAACGGGTTTCCGTTTACGTCTTTAATATCGTCTTCAATGTCAAAGAACTCTCCTTGACCGAAGATTGCTTCCATAATCTCCGCGTGACGAGTCTCTACGGCTTGTTGGGCAGCGGGAGTAACGATACGACTCCTCTCTGAATCCCTCATACGATCTTCTACAGCCCACTCACCGCGGAAAATACGTTCGTATTCATCCCAAAGCTCTAAGTAATTGGTGTTTCTGTAGTCTCGCCACCGATCACAATGGTTTACTACAAAAGCAACAATCTCTTTATCTTCTTCAGAGGGTTGCTCAAAGATATTTTCCATATTCAATCCTCATAAACCCGCAATTATGTCTATAGGCTCCCAATCTTCATCCTCTTGAACAAAATAAGAGGTGACTGCTAGTTGATCCATGTAAGCCAAAGCGTCTGGAAGATCGTCATGGACACCTTTTGACGGAAACATCAATAATTGATCAATAAACTCGTCAAAATCTTCTTCTTCGTTTAAAACGATCTTTCCATGCTCAAACCTGCCTTGCAAAGCCCATATAATCCTATCGGCTTTTTTCTTATTACCATGAGTCAAGTCTTCAATGTGACAATATACATTATATTTTCGCATTAAGTCACTGAGATAGGGTAAAACGGCGTTCTTCAAAGCACCCCTCTCAATGCCTATGTGTACGGGCTTATATTCCTTCACACACTTGAGAATGTTAAAAGCCGTGTCTTTAATGTCCCAACGTCCGTGTTCTATTTTTTTAACAAACCAAGTGCCTTCGTCTGTGACTTTAACTACAGCGATAGCAGATTCGTCGAGCTTTTTATTGGTACCGTTTGACTTTGAAACGTCTTCAAAACCGGCTAAGTCACAGGTAATAAAGTAAGATCCCTCTGGTTCTTTGCCATATTTGATCCATTCTTCTTTGAATAAATTACTTCCAGCGTTATCAAACGAAGCCATGTACTCTTGTTTGAAAGCAAACGTACTTAACGTCTTTTTGGCGGATTCAATCTCTTTTGGGTCGATTAAAGGGTTGTCTTTAGTAGTGAAGTGCCAAGACTTCCAGTCTTCGTCCTCGCCATCCTCTCCTAACTTAAAGAGGTCGTAGAACCAATTACGTCCTTTTGGGGTACCAATGAAGATCGCTCGGCCTTTTTTATCACTCAAGGAAGCTCGGATGACTTGTTCCCAGGCTTCTTGTTTGATATCCGCTACTTCGTCCAAAACGGCGTATGTTAAAGAAACACCTCGTAAGGTATCCGGTCTGTCAGCTCCCCTGACATAAATCATTGCTCCATTGACTAGAGTAATGTCCATGTTATTAATATGGCTACTAGAGATTACGTCACGACCAATTTCCATTAAGACATGCCAGATAATCTGTCGGGCTTGGCCGTTAGTAGGAGCGACGTATAAAACAGCACTACCAGCGGGGCATCTGAGACCTTCTATGAGTAAAGTAGTCGCTGCGAGACGGGACTTACCACACCTACGTCCAGCGGCTATAACCTTAAATCGAGCTTTGTGTTGGAAGACTTCTTTCTGCCAGGGGAGAAGGCTAAAGTTTAAATCAGCCAATCTTCTCTCCTTCTATGACCTGCGGACTATCAATTCCTGTAATGTTAATAGTCACCGCACTCCTCTGAGCTTTATCCTTCTCAAACAAAGAAACAGGGAGTAATCTATCCATACAGAGTTTAATCATCGCACCTTGATGAGGATGCTCATCGTTCATCGCTATTTCTAAAGCCTTCTCTACTACATCCTTACCCCTAGAACTAATTAAAAGACCTTTTAACTCTTTAAGTTTATCTCCGTCAGTCTTTAAGAGTTCAGGATTGTTCGCAACCCTTTGTAAAGTCAATTTAACAGAACCTTTGGGTCGGCCTTTCTTCTTGGGAATCGTACTGTTAGTAGTACTAAT